CACACTAGGAATGCGGGAGATGGTCGCCAACCAATTAACCACTCTAAAGTATATAATACTATTACTCTATATATTCACTACGTTCATATATATTCGTAATACTATTATATTTGTCCGCAACTTAATTTATCGGTCGTGTAAACACTCCCTACACTCAAAACTAAGTGTTTATACGTAGACGCTAAACAAAACCTTTGTTTATAAGTTTTATGTGTATGCATAGTAAGATTTTAGCACAGATTTATTTTGTTTTCGGTTACTTGACAAGCGTATCAATGTTTTTAAGTTCTGAATTATATTTAAAGTTTTTAGGAGTGTTTATAGCTTCTTACCTGTCGTATATGATTGCCTCACAAATAGAACAAAAAGATGTATAAGGAGTTAGTATTTTTAGCAACAAACTTAAAAGCTAATTCTATGAAACTAGTCAGTATTTTACTGTCTTTCTTTTTGCCTATACAGGGTATTTTGATAGGCGTTGGCTTCGCTATTTTCTTAGATACATTCACAGGCATATGGAAAGGCGTTAAAACAAAGGAGACTATCACATCTAGAAAATTAAGTAGGTTAATCTCTAAAACTTTATTGTATGAGTCTACGATAATGTTGTTCTATGTTATGGACTATTTTATAATCAATGAAATGACATCTCAGTTGTTTAGCGTTCCTTTCCTAGTTACTAAGTGCGTTGCTTTAGTTTTGTTCTCAATCGAAGCTATAAGCATTAACGAAAACATAAAAGCTATTACAGGCGAGGATATGTGGTCTAGAGCCAAGTCTTTACTATCTAGAATTAAAGAGATTAAAAAAGACGTAGACGAAATAAAGTAATGCGTAATATTTCAAAATTAATCATTCATTGCACTGCAACACCCGAAGGTAGACACCACGATGTAGCAGACATTCGTAGGTGGCATTTAAAAAGAGGTTTTAACGATATAGGTTATCATTACCTCATACACCTTGACGGGACAATCGAAGAGGGACGTGATATAGCTAAAATCGGAGCGCATTGTAGTGGTCAGAATAGAGGTTCAATCGGTATTTGTTATGTCGGAGGTATGTCTAAGGATATGAAGAAAGCTAAAGACACTAGAACCAAACAACAAAAGGATTCTCTAGTTAAGTTAATGACGGAACTTATTTACAAATACAATAAGGATATGACTATACACGGGCATTATGAGTATGCTAACAAAGCGTGTCCTTCCTTCGATGTATCAGAATATGCGAATTTATAGCTTTATTTTACTTCTAACGTTGTTTAGTTGTTCTAGCAACTATCACTACCAAAAAGCACTTAAAAAGGGCTTAAAACCGATTATATCAAGTGACACTATCCGAGTGTCTACGATTGACTCAATACCTGTAATTAAACACGATACTATTGTATATGAGAAGTTCTTCTCTAGCAAAGATACTATCATTAAATATCAGAACGTTTTTGTACCTAAGACTCGCCTAGAGATTAGAACCGAATACAAGACAATTCGAGATACTATCAGATTAACTAGAGTAGTAGAGAAAGCGAAAGCAAAAGCGTCTAGACCTAGAGGGTTTGCGGGTATAAATTGGACACTAGTTTTAATAGTTTTAGGCGTTGTTCTAAGTATTTTAATGTATCTAAAGTCTAAGTAGTTCTACTTAGTTATAAAAATAAATCAACTTTTTTTCACTTTTTACTTGTGGGTTTAGAATAAGTCCGTATATTTGCTCTCAGATAACAACAACAAAAACACACACAATGACAAAGATTAACGGAATAGAGCAGACACCAAAGCAAATGGTAACAATACTTAAAAAAGAGTTAAAAGAGATAAAAAATGTTCTTAAAAACTCAACGGATACTCTTTCTATTTCTAACGCACGAATAGAGGCACCTATAGTGTCTAAACAACTTAAGTACAATCAAAACCTAGTAAAGATGGAGGAGATAAGTTCTAGGATGGATGTAACTAGATGCGGTCACGCTTACTTAAAATTAAGCGACAAATACGAAGAACTAAGATTACAAAATAGAGATTTATACTAAAACCAAAAAACATAAAATAAATAAATAACAAATAAATGAGTAAACACGTTAGAATGTGCGATGAAATCGCTAAAGAATTGGGTAAGACCATAAACAAGTCTAAGCGGTATATGTGTACCGATGAAGAAGCCGAGAGGGTGTACTCCCTTAGAGGTTCAGTTTCTAAAACAACAAAATCTAGAGAAAAGCAAGTAACTGAGAAAGAGTTTGTTCTTAGTGCTTGGAATGATGAGGGTTATATGATGGACATAGACCAATATTGTAACCACTACCAACTACCTAGAGCCGATGTAAAAGAATACAAGCTAGTATCTCATACAGGCACACCTTACTATAACATTAGATTCAAAGAAGTAGCAGAATCTGAGGTTATGAGTTTCGACCTAGAAGAGATAGTTAAGAAGCATATTAAACCTGTAGAGGTGGATAGTGTTTACATTCCTATTATCAAGACAGAAAATGACTTTGATACATTGACGTACACAGACGTTCACATCGGTATGGATACTAACCCCGATAACAAAGCTATGTACTCTGAGAAGTGGGACAGAATACACGCTCTAGCTAGTTGTGATAGAATGATTAAAGCTACCATAGATAACCAAAAGTCTAGCACGTTAGTAATTGACGAACTAGGAGATTTCTTAGATGGTTATAACCAACAAACAACTAGAGGTGGTCACGCATTGCCTCAGAATATGAGTAATGAGGAAGCGTTTGATACTGCCCTAGAGTTTAAGATGAGATTGATAGACGGTCTAGCACCTTACTATACCAACATTATGATTAATAATATCTGTAATGATAATCACGCGGGTTCTTTTGGTTATTTCGTTAACAAGGCGTTTAAGGATATTTGCACAGTTAAGTACCCCGAAGTAGAGGTTAATAACTACAATAAGTTTATAAATCACTACTATATAGATAACGTATGTTTTGTTATAACACACGGTAAAGATGACACATCTCTAAAGTTTGGATTTAAACCTCATCTAGACACTAAAGGAGTAGAGAAAATAGACCAATATCTTAAGCAGAATGATGTTTATAAACACGCTAGTAAGATTGTATTTAAGAAAGGAGATTCTCATCAAGCATTATTCGATATGTGTACTACGGATGACTTCTTTTACTTTAATTACCCCGCTTTATCCCCTAGTTCTATGTGGGTGCAGAATAACTTTAAAAAAGGTCGTAGAGGGTTTGTTTTAGAATCTTTTAAGGATTCAGATATTCACGAATTGAAACCTATTTTTATATAGTTTTGAACACGTTGTCAAAGTAGGATTTAACCTACGTATATTTGACCTGTGTTTTTCATTGTTGAGTTTTAGACCCCTTCTTAATCGGAGGGGTTTTTTATATCTCGTCAGTTTCTAGAGTCCATTCAGAACCCAAAGTAATATCTAAGATTTGTTCTTTTGTGTAGATTGTCATATCTGAAGTAACAAAGCTAGGTTTAGCTTCAAACTTTAAAACGCATTTAAGACCATTTAGAGACCTTCTAACAGTTTCTTTTTTATGGTGCGGTAGTTCGCTAAGGTCTAGCTCTTTTAATCTCTCAGAATCAATTATAATATATTTCATTTTGCTTATGTTGGAATGTCGGTAACTCTAGAACCCGATGTCATAGAGACTGAAGTTCCGTTTAACCCTTTTTTATACGCATTTGATACAGTCCAATTTGAACCGTTGAAAGTAGCGTTCTCTGCTCTCCACCATCCTACAGGAGATAAATGCGTGATATCTGAGGCAGAACCTGAACCGTACATACTAGAGGCATTTACAGAACCCAAGTTTTGAGAAAATATTGCGGGTTCGTCTATTAAACCATTTATTAAATCACCACTATTCCTTGCACCTATTTGAATAGGGTTAGACACTTGAATACTACCCGATAATGATGTCCCTGATGTACTTAGTGATAAATTTACACCATCTACAAACATACTTATTCCCGAAGGGGAATTACTACCGTCGTACTGCGCTAGAACGTGATGCCATTGATTGTTGTCGTATGTGGGTGCGGGAAATCCTACAAGCGCGTCATTATTACTGTCTCTTAATACCGTCACTAGCTTACCATTAGATGCTACTACTAAATAATACCCTTGATTAGAAGAGTTTACCTTAGATATTAGTGTCTGTGTAGAGCCTGTAGAGGTACACTTAAACCAACACGAAACACTAAAAGCGTCATCTTTCTCAAAGTTTAATAAGGTGTCATTACCTACATTTATATAGTCTAGTGAGCCATCGTAATCAAACGAGTAAGTATCTGTAGACCAAGGTATATAAAGGTCGCTAGTTGTGCTTAGTATTCCGTGTGTAGCTAAAAACATATTATTGCTCTAAATTACCTCCTAAATACCAAGTATCTGAAGCACATTTAATTAATGTAGCTAGTGCGTATTGACCAACTGTTTTAACTTTTGAGTCTTCAGAGTAAACCGTAACGCCTGTGTCTCCCGATATTGTTGTCT